GGTGAAAAAAACGCGCGCCGGGTTCAAGACGTTTCCGAAATGTTCATGGGCGGGCAATCCGTTCTTTCTTTTGATGCTCGGCGCAATGTCGGGTGGGGGTTGTTATGCCTAGTGGTGGTGCTCGTTCTAGTAGTGGCCCTGCGCCTGATCCGTCTGCTTTGCGGCGTGATCGTGTGGGGGATGCGGGGTGGACGACTTTGCCGTTGGGCGGGTTTGACGGGCCGGTTCCGTTGTGGCCGTTGAGTGGTGCGGATGATGTTGAGTCGGTGTATTGGGTTGAGTTGTGGCGGAAGCCGCAGGCGGTCATGTGGGCGCGTCTCGGTATGGGGCGACAGTTGGCGGCGTATGTTCGCGCGTTTGTGGAGTCCACGGAGCGTGAGGCGTCGGCGGGTTTGAAAACGGCTGTGCTGCGCATGGAGGGTGAGCTGGGTTTGAGCTTGCCCGGGATGCACTCTCTGCGGTGGAAGTTTGCTGAGGATGAGGTGGCGGCGAAACGTGGTCGGCCTGTGGCTGTGCCGCGTACTGCTTTAGATGATGTTTTGGATGCTCAGGGGTGAGCGTGTTGCGTGTTGTGCCCCGTTGGGTTCAGGCGCATTGCATGATCCCTGATGGGGATTCGCGCGGGTTGCCTTTCCTGTTGGGTAGTGAGCAGGCGAAGTTTATGGTTGAGCATTACCGGGTGAAGGCGTCGGCGCAGTTGGGCGATAAGTCGTCGGCGTTTACGTTTCGCCGGTCTCAACTGGTGCGGGCGCAAAAGTGGGGCAAGAGTCCTTTTGTGTCGGCGTTTGTGTGTGCTGAGGGTGTCGGCCCGGTCTTGTTCGACGGGTGGGCATCGGGCGGTGAATTGTTTGATTGTCGCAATGTTGGGTGCGGGTGCGGGTTCACGCATGAGTATCGGGCGGGTGAGCCGATGGGCCGCGCGTGGGCGACTCCGCTCATTCAAATCACGGCAACGTCTGAGGATCAGACAGACAACACGTATGACGCTTTGCGCCCGATGATTGAGTTGGGGCCGCTTGCCGAGATCATCCCGCGGACGGGTGAGGAGTTTATCCGGTTGCCGGGCGGTGGCCGCATTGACGCGGTGACCTCCAAAGCAAACTCTCGACTTGGGCAGCGGATCACGTTTGCTGTGCAGGATGAGACGGGCCTGTGGGTGAAGGCGAACGGTGGTTACAAACTGTCTGCTACTCAACGCCGTGGTCTTGCCGGTATGGGTGGCCGGTCGATTGAAACGACGAACGCGTGGGACCCTGCGCAAGATTCGGTTGCTCAGCAAACGTTTGAGAGTCCCGCGTTGGACGTGTACAAAGATTTCCGGCAACCGCCCGCGAACTTGTCTTTTCGGGATAAGCGGCAACGGCGCAAAATCATTGCCTTCAACTATGAGGGCGCACCGTGGGTGTCGGCGGATGCGATTGAGGCTGAGGCCGCGGAGCTGATGTTGAAAGACCCTGCGGATGCGGAACGCTTTTTCGGCAATCGAGTTGTTGCCGGTACGGGCACTTGGTTCCAACTTAACGATTGGGATTCGCGGGCAAACCCCGTTGACGTTGATTCGCGCGCAATGGTGTGTGGTGGGTTTGACGGGTCGGACAATAACGACTGGACAGGTATTCGGTTGGAAACTGTGGGCCAATACCAATTCACGCCCACATATCGGGTTGGTGATGATGACCGGCCTACCGTGTGGAATCCGGTTGATTGGGGCGGGCGTATCCCGCGCAGTGAAGTGTTGGCCGCTTTTGATTACATCGAAACGCATTACAACGTGATCCGTTTTTACCTCGACCCCCAATTTTGGGAAACTGAAATTGACATGCTGGGCGAAAAGTATGGGGTCAAGAAGTATTTGAAATGGCCCACTAATCAGGTGGGCCGCATGTATCCCGCGTTGGAGCGTCTGAAAACTGACGTAACCAATCGCGAATCTAACTTTTCGCACGACGGCGACAAGGTGACCTCACTGCATGTCAACAATGCGGTGATGCGTGCCCGGCCTGGCGATAAATATATTCTCGGCAAACCGTCGGAGCACCAAAAAATTGATCAGGCAATGTCGTCAGCGTTAGCGCATGAGGCGACATTGGATGCGTTGTCGGCTGGCGAATTTGTCGAAACCGAATCTAACTTTGTGTACTACTAACCCGTAGGGGGGCTGTTATGGACTCGACCGAAGCCCTGCGGTTGGTGAATCGGATGTACGCACGCTTGAACGGGCGTCGTCCCATTATTGAAAAGCGTGAGGATTATTACCAGGGCAAGCAGCCGTTGTCGTTTGCTACAAAGGAATGGCAGGCCGCGAACGCCGCCCGCTACTCCGGCTTTTCCGACAACTGGACGCGTCCCGTTGTGGATGCTGAGGCGGAGCGGATCAACCACACCGGTTTGCGCTTTGGGGATGACAACGACGCCGCGGCAAAACTGTTGTGGGAGTCGTGGTTGCGGAACGAAATGGAAATGCAGTCATCGCAGGGGTTCGTTACCTCGCTGACAACTGGACGTTCGTTTGTGATCGTGTGGGGCGGCGCTGATGGTGAACCGCGTTTGACGTGGGAGCACCCGTCGAGTGTTGAAATTGAGTACGACTTTGAAAACCCGATGGTTCGCAAGGCGGCGTTGAAAACGTGGGTTGACGAAACACACGAATACGCGACCTTGTACAGCCCGGATGAGGTTTACAAGTATGAGCGGGCACGCTCATTGCCGCACGATGAACGCCTGTCTCAGGCTGAACAGGCAAAGGTGCGATTCGCCAATGAGGGCGGTTGGACTGTGCGTGAGGTTCCGGGGGAGCCGTGGCCGATCCGAAACCCAATCGGTGCTGTGCCGGTAGTAGAGATTCCCAACCGGCCTTTGCTGGGCGGTGACCCGGTTTCGGAGATTCAGGGTGTCATGCCTATGCAGGATGCAATCAACCTGTTGTGGGCGTATCTGTTTCTTTCCGCCGATTACGCGTCTATGCCTGCCCGCGTTGTCTTGGGCGCATCCCCGCCAATGGTTCCCGTGCTCGACGTTGACGGCAAACGGGTCAGTGAACGTCCCGTGGATTTGAAAGACCTAGCCGAGAAGCGTTTGTTGTACATGAGCGGTGGGGACGCGCGCATTGATTCGTGGGAGGCCGCGAAACTTGACGTGTTCACGGAAACCATTGAGGTTGCCGTGGGTCACATTGCGGCGCAAACTCGCACCCCACCCACCTACCTTGTGACCCGTTCGGGAATGTCGAACGTGAACGGTGAGGGGTTGAAGGCGTCAGAGATTGGTTTGGTCAAAAAGACGTTGGAGTTCCAAACGTTTGCAACGCCGCCGATTCGTGAGGTGTACCGGCTGATTGCGTTGGCTCGTGGAGACTCCGGATTAGCGCGTCTCACTGGCCTTTCGACTATCAAATGGGCTGACCCTGAAATTCGGTCGGATGCTCAACTTGCGGACGCGCTCACGAAGCTGCGTGGCATTGGGTTCCCGTTGGGGTACATCATGGAGCAGTACGGGTTGAGTCCGTCGGAAATTTCACGCGTTCTGGATATGAAAGAGCGTGAGGATCGCGTGCTCATGGACTTTGCCGTGCAGGATGCCGTGGACGGTGTTGAGGTTGCAACCTAAACAGGTGGCCGATCAACACCGGGCGGCGCGGGCGGTGCTTGCTGACCGTGTGACGCGCGACTCGTTGGCCCTGTGGCGGCGAATGAACATCGTGGAACTGGATGCTTCCTGGAACACTATTGGCCCCGCTATTGGCCGCGTGGTGACGTTGGGGCAGGTCGATGCGGCACGGCAAACGGCCACGTTCATGCAGGGTGTTGAGCGGATCACGCCGACACGTTTTCCGGGCGTGGATTTGGCTGTTGAGTCGTTTGGTGGGGTCACGTTGGCGGGCCGAGATGTGACGGCGGAAGCGTTTGGCGCGGTGGCAACTACTAAGGGTTTGATTTCTCAGGGTGTGCGTTCCGGTGATGCGTTTCTACGTGGCGCAATGTCGCTGGCGGTGCTGGTGGGTGCGGCGGTGCAGGACATTGGGCGGCAGGCGGATATGACGTTGGCAACCGCTAAGGGGTTCACCTCTTATGTGCGTGTTGTGTCCGCTGGTGCCTGTTCACGGTGCGCAATTTTGGCCGGCAAAGAGGATTACCGCACACCATTTTTGAGGCATCCCCGCTGCCGGTGTACCTCGTTTCCTGTGCAATCGGACGGGGCAACACCGGACGGCATGTTCAGCAACTCTGGTGCCTATTTCGAGTCGTTGTCGCCGGGTGAGCAAAACCGCGTGTTTACCAATGCGGGCGCTGAGGCAATCCGTAACGGTGCCGATCCGTCAAAAGTTGTGAACGCTCGACGCGGCTATTTCGGTTCGAAACCTGCCGGTGTTCCTGTGCGGCGGTTGCGACCGGTGCAAATCGGCGTGCGCCCTGACGGGTCACCGTTGACCGTGTTTGCGACCGGTGAGGGCACGACGGTTCGTGGTGCGTTTGGTCGTGCGGAGACGCAGGCAGGCGTGGAGGCAACCCGTCAGGGCAGCTACAGACGAACAACGAGCTTGCGCCTAATGCCTGAGCAAATCGTGCGCATGGCTGGCGATAACCGTGAACGGCTCGTTGAGCTGTTGCAGCGGTACGGCTACTTGTACTAGCCGCAAAGATTTCCGCTCCATAGCGGGAGAAAAAGCACCGCAACGGTGCGCCAACCCAAAAGGAGCAATTCCTGTGGAAACTGACCTACCCGAAAAAGTCATTGACGAAATCACGCCTGACACGGACACCGCCGACTCTGAAATAGATGAGGCACCCGTTGATTGGCAAAACAAGTTTGAGGGGCAGCGGAAAGTCAACCGCGACCTGGAACGCAAATACCGGGAAGCGACTGCGGCAAGCGCAGAACGCGACGCCGCAGCCGCGCTCAAGGACAAACCCGCAGAGGAGCAAGCGTTAGAGGCCGCACGCGTTCAGGCTCGCGCCGAAGCAACGGCAACCTCAAACGCACGTCTTGTGAAGGTGGAACTGAGGGCGGCAGCGAAAGGCAAACTAGCCGATCCCGCTGACGCTTTGGCCTTCATCAATCTTGCAGATTTTCACGTAAACGATGACGGGGAAGTTGATTCCGCCGCGCTCGATGACGCCATAGACGAACTGTTGACCCGCAAACCCCATTTGGGCGCGGCACCCGCAAAGCGATTTGAGGGCACCGCCGACCAGGGGGCCAACCGAGTCAACGCACCGTCTCAGCTCACAGCACTTCAACTTCAAAGCATGACCCCGCAGGAGATCAACGCGGCACGCCGCGACGGTCGCCTCAAGTCATTGCTCAACCAGTAACTCTAACGAAAGGGCTAAATCATGGCCGTAACAAACTTCATTCCCGCCATTTGGTCGGCGGCGTTGCTTGAGGCTTTCAAGCAGTCAAACGTCATCATCCCGACCCTCAACCGCCAGTACGAGGGCGAACTTGCCTCCGGCAACAGTGTCAAAATCACTGGCATCACCACGCCGACCGTTCAGAACTACGCGACGACTCGCACTCTGACCATCAGCGAACTGTCTGACTCCACTCAGTCGCTACTCATCAACCAGGAAAAGGCAATTTCGTTCAAGGTTGACGACATCGACCGCGTGCAGGCCGCTGGCTCGTTCGAGCCGGTTACCCTCGACGCTGGCCGTGCGCTGGCTGAGGACGCTGAGGACTACGTGATTGCACAGCTCAAGGCCAACGGCACGTCGGCTGGCACGTCGGCAATCACCACGCCCGCACTCGCGTTCGCCGCGGTCGTGTCACTCCGTCAGGCACTCAGCAAAGCCAAAATTCCTGCGTCACAGCGTTACCTTGCCGTGTCGCCTGAGTTCGCATCTCTGCTGCTTGCTGAGGGTTCCAAGCTGACTTCGGTTGACTCGGCTGGCGCTGATGGAGAACTGCGCAACGGCGTTCTCGGGAACCTCATGGGGTTCACCGTGTACGAGCACCCGCAGCTCACCCACACCGCCAACCGTCCCGCCGCTATCGGCTACCACGGGCCGTCTGTTGGATACGTCGGACAGATTGCAAAGGTTGAGGGTGGACGTATGGAGGCATCTTTTGCCGACTACATCCGCGTGTTGAACGTGTTTGGTGCAAAGGTTCTGCGCCCGACCGGTGTTCAGACGTTCCTGCCCGCCGCGTAAGCAAACAATCTAGGAGTTCATGGTGGACGCATTCGCAACGTTTCAAGATTTACAAGCTCGGCTCAACCGTGAGTTCACGGTCGCTGAGCAGTCGTGGATCACGGTTCTGCTTGAGGATGCGTCCACCTACCTCCGTGACGATGTTTTAGGGTTGCAGGTTTACCCGCAATCCACGTCAACGGTTGAAATGTTCCCCGATGGGGGGCGGGTTGATATTCCAAACCCGCCTCTCATCTCCATTGGTGCGGTGACGCGTAACGGATCACCGGTTGAGTATGTGCGACGCCAGGGCACCGTCTACGTGCCCATAGAATATGTGCCCGAAGCGATTGGTTTGGGCGGCTACGTCGAAACCCCAATCTTGGTCACGTTCACGTATGGTTACGCGGTCGCGCCGGAGTCATTGAAGCGGTGGGCGTGCGTGCTCGTGTCGCAAGCCCTGCTGCCGTTGGAACAAAACTTGGGCCTTACTGTAGGCGGCCTTAGCTCTGTCGCGGTTGATGATTTCAAAGTGGCGTTTGCGGATGCGGGCGAAATGTCCGGCATTGCATTGTCTGACCGCAACGTTGCTTTGTTGCGGGAACAGTTCGGGGTCAAACAGTCTTACGTGGTCGGCACGCGGTGAGCATTGCCAACGGTGCAACGCGTATGGGCCGCAATCAGGCTGAGGCGTTGATGGGGTCGACGTGTACGGTCACGCAGGTTGCTACGGGTTCCATTGACCAGTCAACGGGATTGCCGACAACAACCACAACGGTTGTTTACTCGGGCAAGTGTCGCGTCCGTTGGGCGTCGGGCAGTGCAAATGAGGTGGACAGCGCGGGCCAAATTTTGGCCGTGCAAACGCCCACCGTGTCCCTACCCATTGACGGTTCCGGGTTGGTGTTGCCCGACATGGTTTTGACCATCACCGCAAACCCTTTGGACACGTCACTTCTTGGCCATGTTTTCCGCGTCAAGGGTGTGCAGTTTCAAACGCATTCGACGGCGCGACGGTTACAGGTGGAGGTGTTGTCGTGAGTGATGCAATCAAATTTGACTTTGCCGAGATTGGGCAACTGTCGGCTCAGCTTGGACAGCAGCCCGCGTTGACGGGTAAGAAGTTGCGGCAAGCCGTTGAGGTGACCGCGCGAAATGTGAAAGATGCGTGGAAACAAAAACTTGAGGGTGAGAACGGCGTACCGCACGCGCCCCGCTCCATCACCTACGACATCACCGCGAACCCTGGCGTGGTGTCCAAAATTGAGGCCGAGATCGGTTCGGAACGTGGACGGTTGCAGGCCGCCATTGTGACCGTGTTGGAGTTCGGTGCGCCGGGTAACAACTTGGCCCCACGTGGCTACGGCAACGGTGCTCTAGCCGACAACGAAAAAGACTTTGTGCATGGGCTTGAGGTTGCTGCGGAGATTTTGCTGTGAGCTGGGATGACACGGCGGCATTGCGTGCCCTCGTTGAATCGGTGCCCGCCCTTGCGTCGAAAACGTTTATTGTTGAGGCGAAAAATCCGCCCCCAAATGAGCATGTGAAAGTGTCTGTGCCCTACGCGGTGTTGTTTCCCGCGCAGGGTGTTGACGAGTCGGAGCGTGCCACCTCTCCGCGTAGCGTCACCCACCCTCAGTTCACCGGGTGGGTTGTTGGCGGTAGTGCTGAGCAGGCGGGCATTGTGCTCGATTTGTTGAAGGCCAAACTGGTTGTCAACGGGTCAGGTTTGCGTGTGAGCGTTGCGGGACGGTTGAACGACCGCGTGTTTTTTGAATCGCCCGTGGCGGCGCAGATTGACCGGTCGGTGACCCCGCCGTTGCACTATCACGTGTTTCGTGTGGGTTGGCGTTCGCAACCTGCCTGACCTGTCCCATTCAGACAGCCCTTGAAAGGGGTTCATAGTCATGCCTTATATCAGAGTGAAAAGTCCATCGACCGGCCATGAGTTCGACGTAACCGCGGAGCACGCAACCACACGCCCCGATTGGGACGTTGTTGACGGTGACCCGGTTGCCGTGGCTCGCGCCCCTCAGCACGGCAAACCATTCAAGGTCAAGCCGTTACCTCCAAAAGTTGAACCGGTGCCCACAAAAACGGTGCCCCGGTTCTCTCAAAGCTCAGCCCCTGCGGGGAACTGAAAACCCTCCGTAGGTCTTACGGAGTAAAGCCCCGCACGGGGCCACACGAAAGGAAACACAATGGCCCTGGAAACCACGCCCGCGAGCACTTCCACAGAAGATAACTACCGCATCAAGTTTGTGCCGACAATCGCCGGGGCGTCCCTTTCGGCGGCTGAGTGGACTGACGGAACCGACATCACTTACTCACTCACCCCCGACGGGTGGACGCCTACGCAGGATCAGGCCGTTGTCGCTGACGACCGTCTGACACTGGATCAGGCGTTGGAGCGTCCGGGCAAGAAAACCAAATCGTTGATGCTCAAGTATGTGGACGGTGCGGCGGGGGCCGTTGCCGTTCTCATTGAGGGCACAGCCGGTTTCATTGCCGTTCGTTCAATGGTTGCGAACAGTGAGACGGGTGCCGCCGCTCAGAAGGTTGTTGTTTGGCCGGTCACGTGTGGTGAGCAGATGGATGATGCGCCCGTGTCAAACGGTGTGTTCACGAAGTCGCAGAAACTGTTTGTGACTGGCCCTGTGACCCGTCAGGTGATTATCGCTTAGACGCGTTTTGACTGGTGGGGTGGGCGGATCGCCGTCACGCCTGCCCCACCTCAACACTGTTGACGGCGACGGCGAAAGGTACAACCATGAGTTTTCTTGATGATTTGGCTGAGCAGTCAACGGCACCCACCCCGTCGGTCGATGTTGACTTGACGTTGAATGGGAACTTGCACACGTTGCGGTTCAAGCAGATGAACGGGCTTGCGTGGGCGGCGGCAGCGGATAAGCACCCGCCGCGCCCTGACATTCCCATTGACCGGCGTTACGGCTACAACTTGCGCTCCCTCGTTCTCGCTGTTGCCCCCGATACGGGTTCACGTGTTGAGGGTGACGAGTTAGTGGCGTTGACTGAGGATGAGTGGCGGCAACTGTTCGCCGCGTTGCCCGGTGCCACGGTGGGCCGCATTTGTGACGCCGTGTGGGGGATCAACGAGTATGCGCCTGAGCAGGCGGTGGAGGCGGCAAAAAAAGCGCGCAGGCGTTTAGCCGCCAAATCGAGTTAGCAGAATCTTTGGGTGTTGCCCCCCGTCGCTTGTTCGGGTGGGAGCCTGCCGAGTTCACTGAGTACGTGTATGAGGGTGAAAAGTTGGTGGGTTCGGTAACTCGGCGTGAGGCTGAGTTTGACGCCGGTCAGGTTGCGTTGTTGTTGGCTCACCGACGGTTGCAGGCCGACCGTGGCCCGCACGGAATTTTAATGTCGGACGCGGTGAAATCAGAGAATCAATATCGGTTCAAGGTGTCACCGGTGCCGACCGTTGACCATGCGGCAAAAGCGTTGGCGGATACGCAAAAAGCGTTTTACGCAAAGTACGACAGGCCGGGTGAGCCTGCCGACCGTGCCGGGCATTTGTGGTCAGTCACTTTGCCGGATCTCCCGACGGAGTAGAAACCCAACCCGCCCAATGCCGGTTGGCTGAGTTGCCGAGATTGCTTCCCACCCGTGAGCAATCCACTCACGGTTCAGCTCGGCTGAAGCGAACTGTTCAACCTGTTCGCTCCTGGTTTCTTTGCCGTTGGTCGGGAGCCTTACAAATTGGTATTCCATACCGAAAAACTACCTGAATAGAGGCGACCGTGGCGGATAGAACAACAAAGGTCACTCTCATTGCGGAGGTCAACGGTTACGTTTCCGGCATGGAGCGTGCCCGCCAATCAACTTCCAACATGGCGTCCGACTCGCAGCAGAAACTTGCCCAGCAAAGCCAAGCGTTTCAGTCACTTGGTGTTGCGGCGGTAGCTGTGGGTGTTGTTGCCGCCGCCGCCGTCGGTTTGGCCGTGCGCTCGTTTTCAAACTTTGACGCGAAACTGTCGGAGATCAAGGCAGCAACAAACGAGACAACGGAAAACATCGACTTGCTTGGTGCCGCCGCGATTGAGGCGGGCCGGGTCACAGCGTTTGGAGCCGGTGAGGCGGCTGACGCCATCACCGAGTTGGCTAAGGCTGGCGTTTCCACCGCTGACATTCTCGGCGGTGCGTTGTCGGGTGCGTTGGACTTGGCCGCGGCGGGTCAAATTGATGTAGCGCGTGCGGCGGAAATTTCCGCAACGGCTATGACTCAGTTTGGTATTGCGGGGTCTAAGGTTCCCCACATTGCCGACTTGCTTTCTGCGGGTGCTAACAAGGCTCAGGGTGGCGTTGAGGAACTGTCGCAGGCGTTGAATCAGGCCGGTCTAGTCTCTGCCGCCGCGGGTTTGTCCTTAGAGGAAACCGTGGGCGGGCTTGCGGCGTTTGCGTCGGCGGGCCTGTTGGGTTCCGACGCTGGAACCTCGTTCAAGTCAATGTTGCAAAGACTCACCCCCGTTTCCGCTGAGTCAAAAAGGGAAATGGACAGGCTGGGCATTAGCGCGTTTGACGCTCAAGGTGAGTTCATTGGGCTAGAGGCTTTCGCGGGAAACCTGCGCGAGTCAATGGTCAAGTTGACGCCTGAGCAGCGGGCCGCATCTCAGGCAATCATTTTCGGCACTGATGCTGTGCGCGCATCAAACATTTTGTATGAGCAGGGTGCGCCGGGAATCGCCGCGTGGATTGCTGGCGTTGATGACTCCGGCAACGCCGCACGCACGGCAGCTCTCAAGTTGGACAACCTCAACGGTGACTTGCGCATTTTGCAGGGGTCGTTTGAGACGGCGTTGATTCAGGCCGGGTCGGGCGCAAACGAAGTGTTGCGGGAGATGGTGCAAACGGCGACGTTCCTGGTGAACTCGTTTGGTGATTTGCCGACTCCGGTTCTGGACGCGGGTTTAGCTATCGGCACGGTTGCCGCGGCGGTGCTGTTGGTTGGCGGTGGGGCGCTCATAGCGGTGCCGAAAGTAACCGCGTTCAAGTTGAGTCTTGACGCGTTGAACGTTTCGGGTAAGGCGGTTTCGGTCACACTCGGTGCGGCAACCGTTGCGTTGGCCGTGGTCACCCTGGCGGTTGGCGCAGTGTTTCAGGCTATGGCTGATCGAGCGCAAACGGTGGACTCGTTCACCAACTCACTCGACACGTTGACGGGCGCAACGACTAAGTACACGCGCGAACTTGTGCAGCAACAGTTGGAGTCCGGCGACGCGGGCAAAATTGGCGACATGCTTGGGTTGACCACCAAAGAACTTACAGATTTGACGATGGACGGAACGGACGCAATCAGTGCGTTTGTGAAAGAACAACAAGATTCCAACTCAACAAACTCCGAAGCGCGTTTGCTCTATCAGGGGCTTGGCGTGGAGTTGGACACCGTTGCCGGGCAACTGCAAAAGGCTGAGGACAGCGCAAAGGAAAACCGGCGCGCGACGTTAGCCGCAACGGAGGCGACGGACGAAAACGTGGAGGCACTAGCAACCCTCCAAGGTCAAGCCGCCGCAAGCACTGATGAGATTGATGCGCTGGCCGCGGCAATTCGCGGGTTCGGTTCGACAACTCTCAACGTGCGAGATGCGCAACGGCAGTTTGAGTCGGCAATTGATGACGCAACCGCCGCCGTTGTCGAAAACGGGGTGACTCTTGATAGGGGCACGGAGGCGGGCCGCGCTAACGAAGCGTCGCTCGATGCAATCGCAAGCTCAGCTCTAGAGGCAGCCGCGTCCATTTTTGAGAAAACCAAAAGCGAAGAGGATGCGACGGTTGCGGTTGAGGCTGGCCGGGCCGCTTTGATTTTGCAACTTGCGCAGTACGGCATTGTTGGGGAAGCAGCGGAGCTTTACGCTGACAACCTGGGCCTCATCCCGGAGAACGTGTCAACCTCAGTGACTTTGACCGGTGCGGAAACTGTAGAGGCGGCTTTGTCGCAGTTGTTCAGAAACCGGGGCGCGATTATCGCCCGCGGCTCTACGGGCGTTGGCAACAACAACAACCTGCGTGCCCGCGAAAACGGCGGTCTTGAAGAATACGAAAACGGCGGAATGCGTGAGGGCATTTACCGTGGCAGGCCGGGCGGGATCATCAAGTTTGCTGAAGAAAACACGCGGTGGGAAGCGTTCATTTCCGGCAAGCCCGGGCAGGAGGCCCGCAACCGTCGCATCCTGCTTGACGCTGGGCAACGGTTGGGGATGCTCGTACCCGCATCAGCTCCGATGGGTGGACAGATGGGGCAAATGCCGGGTTCGGTCGACCAACGCACCGTAGTCACCGTCAACGGCAACGTCGGGTTCGACCCGGCGCAACTGGCCGCGGAACTTGCCGTGCAGAAACGCAAATCTATTGCATTGTCAAACATTCGAGGGGTGGGTGTTGCGTGACCTCGTTTGAGTGGACTGGCGTCAATGGTGTTGTGTGGGATTTGGGTGCCGGGCCGGTGTCGTTGGCTCCTGGAATTATGGGACTCGGTTTGCCGGGTACGGATCAGTATGTGCGGTCGTCGTCGGCTTTGGATGGGCAACGGTTGACGGGTTCGCGTACTCAACCGCGACGCGTGTTTTGGCCGTTGGCTATTCGTGGCGCGAATGCTGCGGAATGGTTGACGACTTCGCGTGCGTTCTTTGCCGGGTTGAGTGCGGATAGGACGGGCACGTTCAAGGTGACCGCGAATGACGGGCAGGTTCGTTCTATTCCGTTGCGGTTGTTGTCTCAGGATGAGCAAGTGTTCGACGCTGACCCGGATTTGTTTGCCCGCGAAGTTGTGGG